GTTGTCGTTGGGTGTCCCCTCACACCCATTGGCTTATCCAGACCGCCGGTAGCCCGGCACTCCAGGTTATCCGTGGTTATCCCCGTTGCGGCAAGATGGTAGTCATATCATTATTGGCGGCACTAAACGTAACAGCGTATGGAGTATCAGTTGCACCGCGGGTCCCTCTCCTTTTAAGGGGGGGGGCTTGTATGGTTGCAGGCTTCCTTACCAGGAAATTCTGGAACGGGAGACACGTGCTGAGTTTGGAGGAGGAAACTCAAGCACGCGAGTTTGTGGCCGAGATCGCCGACTCTAGCCCTTCTTTGTTGGAGGGTTGTGACGGCGTGGTACGGTTGGGAGATGGTGCTGGAGAGGAGATTCCCGCCACTTCCCTTGAAGACTTATGCTTGGATAATTTGCATTTGTTGGACCGCAGATTCAGGACGCAAGTTGTAAAGAGGGCCATTTTCGACATTCGTGCCGACATTGGCCCACTTAGCAACTCCCCTGCCAACCAGTTGGTGGTTGCCAGGGAGTACCGGAAGTGGGCGAAGGCACGTGGTTTACGGCCATCGCACACTGAGACATTCCGTGCGTACGTCATGCTGGGTTACTTTATTAAGTCCGAGCATGACGTGCGGGCTGACGTTTATTTAAAGTCAGCTGCCTATGTCGGCCAAAACCGAGATAGGCATCGGTGGAGTTTACTCTCTAAGTGGAGAAACTCCGGGTGGGCCCCTCTTGAGGGGTCCACCGCAGAATAGGGGTGCCCAGTTCTGGTGGATGGCTTCACGTCTCAGGTACCGGTACCTGAGCTTGAGGGATTGGTCCATACCACCAGGGCGGGGTTGAAGACTGGCGTGAGGAGGTACGTCAGTATTACAGGCATCAATCCTGGTTTGGACTTTAGGTGCCACAACAACACCGTAGCCAATTTGCGCCGCGGGGTTGCTGAGCGCGTAATGTACCTACGTAAGGGTGATGAGTTCGTAAAGTGCAAGGTACCGACGCAGGAGTATGTTGACGAGACACTTGGAGAGTTCTCCAAGAGGTTGAGGAAAAAGTTGCATCCGACCACCCCGGTGGACATTGAGCAAATGCCGATGTATTACCAGGGTCGCAAGCGTGAAAGGGCACAGCAAGCTGTGTCCTCACTTAACCTCCTCCCCGTCTCGCGCAGAGATGCATCTCGCAAATTTTTTACGAAGTTTGAGAAGATCAACTTCACTTCTAAGAAGGACCCTGCACCGCGCGTCATCAGTGCTTGTGACCCGAGGTACAACATGAGTACCGGCAGGTTTTTGAAACCTGCCGAGAAATTGTTGTACAAGGGAATTGCGCGTGTATGGGGGGACTGGACTGTGGCGAAGGGGTTGAATTCTGAGGATACGGCGAAGCTAATTGTCAAAAAGTGGCATAGCTTCGCCGACCCCTGCGCCATTGGTCTGGACGCATCCAGGTTTGACCAGCACTTTTCAGTGCCAATGCTCCGCTACGAGCATAGACACCACGTACATCAGGCTGGAGGCTCAAGG